ATTGTGCCGGCTGTGCCTGCGCCATTTAGGATTTGTGAGTCAAGTGTTGTATGCCATGACTTGATCAAGTCAGCGATTACAAATGAATCGATTCCTGTTCCGCGCTCTAGTGCCTGGCGAGAAATATCTTGCTGGCCTGCAATTGTGCGGACGTTGATTGTTAGAAGTGTGTCATCGACATCTGTCTCTGATACTGCATCGTTCTGTGTAACTTGGACGGCTGTTGAACTTCCTGTGGTCATTCTACTGATATTCAGCGTCATTCCACTTGGCGGAAGTGCCATCTTGTTTGTTGCTGCATCTGCGAATGGACGTCCTGCACGTGCTAGTGGAGCTGCAAGTTCGACTAGATATTGTGGAATAACAAGACCTTCGAATTGTGCTGTTCCAACATCGCGGCGTTCGATTGACTCTTCACGCATGTGGCGTGCAAGGCGCTCGTTTGCTGCATAGTCATTTGAAAATTGCGCATTGAATGCGTCCTTGACGAATGATGTTGCTGAGTTTGCTGAGTATGTGCGCTCTTCGCGTGTAACTGTTGCGCCGCCTGTGGTGCGTGGCATTACAACATCTGAAACTGCTGCGCGGATTTCAGATGCCTTTGCATCTGCATCTACTTGAGTTTTCATCTTATCGATTTTTGTATCGAGTGATCGTGATTCTTCAACAAGTGAATCTACCTTTTCGGTTTCTTCTGTTGTTAGGTCAGTGCGGTTCTCTTCTGCTACTGCTTCGAGAACTGCGTCCATCTCTGACTTGACTGCATCACGACGCTCGATCAACTTATCAAGGAAAGACTTTGACATGTGTTGATCTCCTTCTGATTAGGGTTTGGATCAAAGTGGTTTCGTTTCTTCTCGCGGCGCATATTGGGTGCGAGAGGCGCTCCGGCTTTGTATCTGCTGATTGCAGCAGAATTCTACTTTGTATTGTTGATGATTGCTTTCGCAAGGCGCAATGAAATAGATCGAGGCGCTGCATCTTCAATCATTGGTTCTTCTACTGGCATATCTTCTTCTGGCATATCTTCTACTGGCGCTTCCTGTGCGTTCATCAATGCTGCCATCATCTCGACTGCACGCATAACATAATCGTGTCCTTCTGATAAGTCGCTGAAGATAGTATTTAGAACAAGAAGAGATTCGCCTGAAATTTCGCGGCCTTCTTTGACGGCCTGGATTGCATTTTGTAAGTGTTCTCTGGCTTCGACTGTGGTCGTTGGGTAGGCTGGATATGTGACGACTGAAACGTCGCCGTCAGAAAGGCTTAGCTCTGTAAGAACCCGGCGGCTGCGATCTTCGCTCCACTTCTGGCGGATCACTCGGAATGCGAAGCTCATCTGGTCAACGTCGCCGCGCTCTACCAGTGTGTAAAGATCGCGAGCTGCTTGCGTGTCTGGTAGATCTGCATCCATATAAAGTCCGGTTTCATCTTCTCTGAGGCGAAGGGTTCCGTTCTTTGTCCTTGCCAAAGGTAGGCCTTCGTGATTGATCAAGAGGCGAACATCTGGTGTTTCGGTCAGGGTCTTTCTAAATGCGCCGGATGCAATTCTCTCAAGGAATGGAAGCGGCACGCTGTCTTCGTTGAAGACGGCTGCGTATCCGGAGAGGCGCATCGTTCCGTCTTCTGCCTGGCGTGCTTCTACGTTCTTGATCGTAAATGTGCGGCGTTCTATTTTCTTAGTCATTTTGCTCCTTGAGTCTTCTTCTGCGTCGAGTGCATCTATCTTCCTTTGCGCCCAGTTTTGTGCTCGGTCGCTGAAGTCTGAATCTCCGCCCCATAAAAGCCAGGCGACTAATCCTGGGCCTGGGTATTGTGGATCGGATGGGTTGCTGTTCTTTGCTGCCTGGCCATCGACTTTGTGTCTTGCAAACCAGGGGGCCATTTTCCTGATCTTGTTTTCGGTGATATTTCCTGCTGCCATCTCTCGAGCTGCTTGCTTGGTTCCTTCTGTTAAGCCGTCGCCGCCATATCCTTCTGCCAAATACTTCAGGCCACGTTCTGCGTTTGCTTGAATAAATGCCGGGGCTGATAAATCAACGGCTCGCTTGCTTACTTCGCCGCCTGGTTCCATATCTTCTGCAATTGAAACCGCAATCATCTGGTCGATTGCGTCTTGCTTATTTTCGTGGCATCCGATTGTGGTGTAGCTGCCATCTGCTTCTTCCTTGACGGTTGCCCATCCAGCGCAATCGCTCTGCTTGTCGCTTATCAAATATGGCATTTATTCCACTCCATAAACTGCTGCCGGATCTGCTGGATCAATCGTGGCGACTGGCTGCAATTGCGTGCTTGGAACTCCTGTATGTGCCATTGGTGGCAATCCGACCGCTTCTGTGACGGCCTTTGGATCGAAGCCGACCTGGATCAAGCTCGCGGCGATTTCTGCTCGCAATTTGAGTCCTACATCTGGCGCATCTGCTGCGTCGATGTTTTGAAGAGGCACTCTGAATTGGTCGCCTGCTTCTCCGAGTGGCGCTAAATCTTCGACGGCGCGGACGTCGTTCAAAGATAGGAATCCTTCGCGCAGGCCCTTTGTGTATGCATCGAATCTCTCTAGTGTGGTTCCGCGAAGCAATGCGTCAAGATTAAATTTAATGAAGCCATCTGGTTCTGGAAGTAATTCAGAAAGTGATTGCTCTATCCGTTCCAATAATGGGCGAAGTGAATGCTGCACGAATGAAAGGTTTTGCGCTTCAACGCTGGCAAAGGACATCGCTCCTGCTACTGGATGTCCGAGCAGGCTTAATGGGACGCGAAATAATCGAGCAATATCTTCGACGTTGAACCTTCTGGCCTCTAAGAGCTGCGCGTCTGCGGCGTTTAATGTAAGCGGACGGAATTGTGCGCCGCCTGAAAGAATTCCGATCTTGCCTGCGCGATATGGCCCGGTGTGGGTGATGTTCCAATCGCGGCCGATGTCGCCTGCCTGCTCTTCTGTTAACTCGCCCGGCACTTCAATGACGCCGCCTGGATTTGCTGCGTTGCCAAAGTATGCGGCCGCGTATGTGTCTGCTGCCATCGCTGCGCCAATAGTTAGACGAGCTGCTGCAATCGGGCCGAGGCCATACATGGATCCAGGAAGTCTAAAGAGTGGAATGTGTCTCATTTCGCGTGATGTAAGAATGCGAGAGAATGTTCCTTCAGGGTCTTTCATCTTATAGATGAGTGGCTCGCCTGGACGTGGTCGCTCAATTCGAACGTCATCTGGATGCACGCAATAAACCTCTTGCACTTCGTCCATGTCATCGCGAACGGTCAGAATGTATGCGTTTCCGTGAATGTTAAGCGAAGCAATAATTTGCTCATAAAACTCTAGGCGCGATGCTTCTGGGTTTGGCTTGTTCACCCATGCTGGCTGTGATCCGTAAACGCTGGCGTAAGAGAGTCGGTTTCTGCCGCGTCGAACGTATGCTGAAAGTGGGAGTGATGAGATTGTATCGCCAAGCAATCGGATGCATGCATAAACTGTTGACATGCGAATTGCGGAGTCTGCGTTGACGTCGATTCCAGATGGGGCCATGTAAGCAGGGCGTCCTGGAATAAGTGGTTCTACCCATTGGCTATTGTTTTGTCGTTTCTGCTCTGCTGCTTTGATTCGCTTCGATAGACTCATCAGTTAGCCTTTTCTGTGATCCACACTAGAAATGTTCCGAGTGTAATTAATGCAATTGGCAATGAAAGCATCGCGATTCCTGTGGTCGCTAATGCTACGCCAGTCACTTCTGCTATGAGTGAGAAATCTATTTTTTTCATTGCGCTCCTAAAGTTGAACCGAGAAGAACCGGGCCACTGGTGGCTTTGGTTCTGGTGGCTGTGTTGCTCTGTCATATCCGAAGATTGCTGCAACGGCCGCGTCGACTTTCCGCTTCGAGCTTGCCTTTGCAACCATGACGCCCCGAGATGATTGCTTCGTGACGCAGTTTGTTATGTGCCTTGCCATTCTTTCATCGCCGTCGTGGGTGAAGCTTTGATTGACGACCGCTTCGTAAAACTTTTGTGTTGCTGGAACCATTCGCTCTGCGCTGTTTGGATATGAAACGACTGGCATTCCTTGTTCGTCGAGAATCATAAAGGTTCGCTGCCATCGCGCTGGGTCAAAGACAATCTCTCTAGTTTGGAAGTTGCTATTTCTGAAAGTGTCGATGATTGTTTGTTCTACTTCAGCCACTGGCACGTGCCATCCTTGTTCTGCGTCGTCTGGTCTTTCCCAGATTCCCACAACCATCAGATGTGGTTTGTCTCCGCCAAGCAGCCAGGCTATGAGCGCTGTGCTGTCGTTTGAGAACGCGCCATCAAATGCCAAGATAACTTCTTCGCCGGGTTCTGGTGTTCTCTCTGTGTCGATCAATGCTTCCCATGATCCTGTTGGAAGCCAGGCGGTTGCTGTTGATACGAAGCAGTTTGTTCTCTTCGTTCTAAATTCGGCCTCTGGTGTTCGAAGCACTGCGCTCTCGAAATCTTCGGCGTCGACAATGTCTGCGAAGCCGGGGTTCGATTCAATCCAGAGCTGCTTGTCTCTGTGATCTGCTTCTGGGTTTTTTGGTTCCCACCAGGCAAAGAAGAAAGACGGATCTACAAGTTCGCCCTTGACGAGCTTCTGGCCGTATTGATATAAAGAATAGGCGAGGCTGTCTTGGCCGTTTGCTTGTGTCTTTACTCCTGCTGTCGTGATTCCAAGTAAAAGTGAATCGGATCGTGCGCCGCCGGCGAGTGACATTACATCCCAGAGTTCGCGGTTTGGTTGCGCATGCACTTCGTCAAAGATAACAATCGGCGAAGGGTTGAGTCCTTCTTTCGTATATGCCTCTGCTGAAAGTGCGCGGTAAACCGATCCCTTATCTTTGTATTCGATTACGTCTCGGTAAAGTGTAAACATCGAAGAAAGTTCTGGGTCAAGTTCAACCATTCGCTTTGCTGTTCCAAAGACGATGCGTGCCTGATCTCTATCTGCTGCGCATGAATAAATTTCTGATCCGTTGCCGCCAAGTGTGAGTGCTGATAAACCCATCGAAGCTGCGAGTGCGGACTTGCCGTTCTTGCGTGCCATTCCAATCAGGGCGACTCTGTGTTTCATCCTGCCGTCTGGCCTGCGTGCTAGTGCGTGGTTTAGAAGTTCCTTCTGCCAATCGCGAAGATGTAAAAGTTCGCCGGCTGGTGCTGCAACCGAATCTTTGGTTACTCTGCAAACCGCTTCAGCGAATTCTGTATAAAGTGGGCCGTCGCCGCGTTTGCGGTCTGCAATAGCCACCGGCGTAATCCAACGCGGCGGCCATGATTGTATTTTTTTATTAGCCACGTGCTCGCGTCATCAATTCCTGGATGCGTGTCTGCGCCTGCACTTCTGCAAGTCCAAGACGTGAACGCTCGACCGGATTAAATGCGATCAAGGAAAGCATTGCAGTTATTTGATGATCAAGTTGACGAAGTGCTACGCGGTCGCGCCATTCTCCGCCCCTGAAAACTATCGCTCGAAGTTGGACGCGTTCATCCATTGTTTCGCAAAGAATCATTACGTGTTCGATGTCTGTAGTTGGAGAAATCCATGCGCGTCCTGCTTGCCAGATTCTCTCCCACATATTTTGTCCTTCTGATCCAAGTGGTCGAAGTGGTTCTGGTGTTTGCATCGCCATTGGTAATGCGATGAGAGTTGCTCTATCTGGAAGTGGTCGCTTTCCTGGGTTACCAAGTTTGCGCTTCTGCTCGATTGGCTTTGGGGGATTAGGCATTGTCGCTTCCTATGAAATCGTAAGGCTTACCGGTGAGTTCGTTGATTGGAAGGATTCCAGTCAGCTCTTGCCAGCGCTTGCATATAACGTCTGCATATATTGGATCTAATTCAACAATTGCTGCGGTCATTCCGAGTGTGTGAGCTGCAACAAGTGTTGAACCGGATCCACCAAATGGATCCAGAACAAGCGAGTCACGGTTTGCCGAATTGCTCAATATGCGAGTGATGAGGTTGATGGGCTTCATGGTCGGATGTTCTGAATTTCTACGCGGACGTGGCTCGCGAATAATAGTCGAAGATTCCCGGGCTGTTTCAATTATCTTGACGAGCTCTGTTTTGCTTAAAGTGTCCAAGTCTTTCGTTGCGAAATCTAGAACCGTTGAATCGTTGAATGGGCCAAACCAGGGATGCGCTGCTCCTGGCTTCCATCCATAAATAATTGGTTCGTGTTGCCAGTTGTAATCTTGGCGGCTGAGTGTGAAGTTGTCTTTCACCCAGATAAGAATTTGCTTGAGCATAAATCCTGAAGTCTTGAACGCTGATCTAAATGTAACGCTGCTCCCATCTGCGTGGCAGACATAAATTGGGCATCCGTCTTTTGCGTTTGTATACATCGCTGCGTAAGTTGCAAGGAGAAACGATTCGAATTCTAAATCGCTCATTGAGTCGTTTTGAATTGTCAGGTTCTCATTTGTTCCACCTGTGTATCCGACGTTGTATGGCGGATCGGTAAAGATGCAATCTGCAAGTTTGCCATTTAATGCTTTGCTTAAAATTTCGGGGCTTGTTGAATCGCCGACAACAAGTCGGTGCGGCCCGAGGATCCATGTGTCGCCTTCGATGCTGTGCGCTGTTCTTGACTTTGCTGGTGCTGCATCTAAGTCGCCGGCCATCGGAATCTCTTCAACCGGTATTTTCAGAATCTCTGCAATTGCTTCCTGGCTATAGCCGGCGTCGCTTACTAATTCTGGATCAACATTTACGAGCTGCGCGATCATCTCTCGAAGTGCGTCTTCGTCGTAAGTTCCAAGTTCGGCGGTTCTGTTATCTGCGAGCGCGAATGCATGGGCCGTGTTGTCATCGTCGTCTGTCCAAACAACGGCGATCTCATTCCAGCCGAGCTGCTTGGCTGCTTGCCACGTGTGGTTGCCGGCGATGATTGTGCCGTCGCTGTGCTTGGCAACAATCGGTTTGCGCTGTCCGAATCTTTCGAGCGATCGTGCTACGGCCGCGATGTCGCCCCTGCGTGGGTTTCCTGGCAGCGTGTGTAAATCGTCGATTGGCGTGGCCAAACTTCTAAGGCTTTCGTTGATCATATTTCCCCCTGTTTTTATTTTATCGTGCCGGCCCCTGAAAACCCCTGAACTGCGACGGTGCGCACGCTCG